CCCAACTACATACTGTGATGTGTATGACTCAGTAACTGTTTCTTCAGCATTTTCTGTTGGTGGGTCAGTGAAGATTTCTACACTAGATGTATCTACGTGTTCAATATCATCAAGAGTAAACTCAAACTCTTGGCCGTCTTTATTTGACGCGTATACTACTGTGCTTACTTCATGATCAACTGCATCAACAGCATACCACTCACCATTAACTAAAACCATCGCTCCAACAACCACCTCATCCTTAAGCTCTTCACCATCTTCACTTACTGGCTCTGTTACTTCTTCTTGATCTTCTACAGCGGTATCAGTATTAAGGAACACCGCCACTTGATCTTCTCTAACATCAGGGTAAAGATTCATTACTAATCCCTTAACTAAATCCTCTGCTTTGTCTTGATCGCCGAATGTTCCAACTGGAGCCTCAGCATTAATACCAGCAGGAGTAATTTCTACTGTATAACCAGCATCTGCCATAATACCTTTTAGTCTTTCTGCAATTTCGTCTTTATTAGATACAAGACTTAAGTCAACATCCAAGTCATCAAAGTCTAATGATGATCCTTCAACTTCCGTAATACCTTTTGCAAATTTAACAATATAATCACCTACTTCATCAAGACTGTTTGCTAATTCTTCATCACCACCCTCTTCTGCTGCATCAGCCATAGCCTCTGCTTCTACTTTAGCTTCTGCTCTATCTTCTGCTCTTCTTTTATAAGCTTCCTTACGCTGTGCTGATCTTTGACCAACTTGAAACTCAACTGGGTCTGCAATACCTGTACCAGCCGCGGCTTCTTTAATATCATCCGGAGAAGCATCATTAATAACACTTGCATACGTATGACCATCAACCTCTTGGTTCTTAAGAAACTCAACAAGAGGGGTCTGTGATGGAATGTTCCTAAAGCGTAAAAGATCTCTTTCTTCTTGTGTAGTTAACTCTCTACCAACACGTTTTGACATTAGACCAACAATGATATTAAGAACAATACTTTTTGCCTCTCTAGTAGGTGCACTAGCTCCAATATTACGGGCTTCCTTTGCTGCTTTTCCCCATGGCTCCTTTAAACCAGGGAAGTTTTTTGAAACACTTTCCTCAAGAACGTTAATTCTTTCATAAATATCGTTGAATTTGCAGAACTCTCTCATATAATATATTTATACCAATGAAGCTAGATTATAAGGATTTTAATACATTAACACAAAAAGAGCTGTGTAAGATATCAGGAGTAGGCAAAACAACTGCTATACGGGTGTGCTCGATGCGACCATATAAAGAGAATAATGACCTTTTTAAGGTTAAAGGTCTTGGTAAAACAACCCTCAAACGGTTAGGTATTGAAAAGCAAGTAAAGGAGCGTAAAAAGTGGATAAGACATCCGGGTGATGGTAAGGACTATCCTCATAGTTGCTTTGCAACAGATGCTAAAACTGAGCAGTTAGACTTCTTTTGGAGAATACCACGCGAACGTCGATTATACTTTGGTCATGAAGAAGAGTCAAAGGTTCTAATCGCGAAGATATTGGCTGAAAAAGAACAAGAGCTTATTTTAAAATAGTATATAAGTAATCTATAATGTGCGCAATATTTGGATCAGCAGATATCTCTACCTTTGAGGTGTTATACGAAGCTAATAAAGAGAGGGGGAACTTTGCAAGTAGTGCAGTTAGTCTCACTAGTGATGATCAGCTAATTATGAAGGCAGAGGGTGATATTAACTTCGATAAAGTAAAGATAAACACCATAGGTACAAAATATTTTATAGGTCACGTGCAAGCCCCTACTTCTGCGAAGAGAGACTGGACGTGGGATACATCCCACCCGTTTGATAGCTTATCGTGGATGGTATTTCATAATGGCGTGCTAACAAATGCTGCAGATTTAGAGCAATGGTGTAGACCTAGCTGGAGTAACCCTGTTGATACGGCAATAATTCCAGAGTTATTACAGTGTATAATGGAGAGTTGTACTTATAAAAAACCGCGGCCTGTTTACTATATTAAGCAAGTACTAGAAATGTTAGAAGGTACATTTGCTCTTTCAATTATTGATTGCGATACGAATGAGGTATATCTAGCTAGGAGTGGTTCTATATTAAACTATAATAGTAAAGGAGACTATTCAACATTACCTGGTAAGGACTACAAAGAAGTACCTGAAGGAGCTATTTTAAGGTTAAACACTGAGACAATGAGATTTAATAAGGTAGGATCATTTAAAGTTAAGTCACCATTCTTATTCATATGAAGGTATTTTATTTTTCACTAACAAAAGGTAAGAAGAAGAACTGTTTACTCTACAAATCAGGTAGGTATGTAGATGGTGTTGAGATTTACTTTAAAGAACGTAACAAGATGTCAATCGCCAAGGCATATAATAAGGCAATCGATTTTTGTATAAAGGAGGGGGTAGACTATCTTGTATTATGTCATGATGATGTTATTTTAGAGAACGTGACTGAAGCAAAACTACTGGAAAACTTCGATCAATTTGATATGTTTGGAGTTGCAGGGGCTACAGAATGTAAATTAGAGAAACCTGCCTTGTGGCATCTTATGGGTGGTGGATTTGGTGGTGGTAATCTGCATGGAGCAGTATCACACTTACAGGGTAGCACTAAAGGCATGACATCATTCGGACCATACCCGCATAGAACAGTGATGATTGATGGTGTGTTTATGGCTATTAAAAAGGAGGTATTTGAGAAAGTACGCTTTGATGAAAAATGCCCTGCAAAATGGCACTTCTATGACCTTGACTATAGTATGACGGCTCACAAAGCCGGCTTTAAGGTAGGTGTGAGTGATGTTATAATTACACATGCATCGCCTGGACTTAAAGAGTTTACGCCTGAGTTTGAAAAGGGGCAAAATTGGTTTATTAAGAAACATACGAGTTAGTTTGTATAAATATTGATATGAATTCAATAGATGAGTTTTTAGAGAAGGAGTATCAAAATTTAGTTAAGAGTACAGGTGTAGAGCTACCTGAAGATACCTGCTATTGCGGTACGGCTTGGATGCCTAAATTTATTAAATGCTCACTAAGTCATAAATTTAACGCTAGCTGTAAGGTACATGATATATATTATACGACTTTATGTATAGATAATGAAGATGCAGATGTTATTTTTCTAGAACACATGCTTATGCAAGCTGGTGAGTCTCTTGTATGGCGGAGTGTTGCATATCTGATGTTTTTAAAGGTTAGAGTATTTCAATTTTTTAATAGAGACTTCTTTAGCTCTTTTAAAACATAATATAGTTGATAAATTAAGTTTACTACGTATAATACACTAGTGAGTAGACTTGATTTAGATACATTTGAGGACGTTTTAATATATAAATCCTTAACCGATAGCGGATATCTTGCATCTATTGCCGATATAGCTAAACCAGAGTACTTTAAAAATAAATCTATTGCTAGTATATTTACTATTATTAAGGACTTTTCTGAAAGACGTAATACTCTACCGACAATAACAGAAATTAAGTCATATCTTGTAACAGATGAGCAAAAGGCGTCATTAAATCACTAGTACAATCGTTTTCAGATATAGATAAGAACCTCAATAAAGAGGAGTTATACGATAATACGGAACAGTTCCTAAAAGAGAAGGCTGTTTACCATACTATGCTAAATGTTGCTGAAGATGTCTCAAGCGGTAAAGTTGATACAGCAGATGTTCTGCAGAAGTTTGAAGAATCATGTAATATCAGCCTAGTAACAGATCTTGGCTTTAATATGTATGATGATATCGATCTTTTAGTTAGTGATCTGAATGCGGAGCAGCGGTTTATATCATCAAAGTGGGAGTGGTTAGACAACTGCTTAGGTGGTGGGTTTCTAGAAAACGGTAAGTCGTTATATGTCTTCGCCGGTGAGACTAATATCGGTAAGTCTATATTTTTAGGTAATATTGCACATAATATCGCGCAGCAAGGTAAAAATGTGTTACTAGTAACACTAGAAATGTCAGAAATGTTATACGCTCAGCGTATTTGTTCTGATGTAACCAAAATACCGATGAAAGAATTACGTCAGAACGGTCCTACTATTAAACATGTAGTTAAACAAGAAGAAGGTAAGATATTTATTAAAGAATTTCCACCAGCTACTATTACCCCTAATCAATTACAAGCCTTTATAAGGAAGTTCGAAGAAAAGGGTATTAAGATTGATGCAATAGTTTTAGATTACTTAAACTTACTTCACTCGACTATGGGTAATAACTCATATGAGCGTATTAAGCACGTAACAGAGCAGGTACGTGCTATGTCTTATACATTTGAGTGTCCGATTATATCAGCAACTCAGCTTAACCGCTCAGGCTTTGATCAAGATAACCCCGAACTAGCTACTATCTCAGAGTCTATAGGACTAGCTGCAACTGCAGACTGCATTTGCTCTATCTATCAAAACGAAGAAGATAGGGAGATGGATATTATTAGGTTAGGTATGATGAAAAATCGATACGGTCCACGTGGTACTACACAAGCTATGCGGATTGACTACCCTACACTATCAATTGAGCAGGCAGATGATGTAGATCTGATAGATGATGGAGACGATACTCTTAATGCATTAGCTGGTCTTGCAAATTAATACTCACTCATTAAATATATGAGGTGAAAATATTAGTCTTTACAGATAACGACCTCGACGGTGCGGGCTCAGCATTATTTATTAAGTGGTTGTTTAATCATAAACTATCACTGTTTACTGTTGTCGATACGACTGAAGCAACATTTACTAATGACTTTAAAAGTAGGTAAGAATTAATAGGGATATATGATAGAGTATTTATTCTCGATCTAGATTTGACAGAAAAGCAAATAAAGCTTGTAGATCAACAACACGTGGTCGTTGTTGATCATCATATACCACACTCTCGGAAGATTGAAAGCTACAATAAAGCAAAAGTTGTAGTTAAGGAGCATAGCTCATGTATTGATTTATTGAGATGTAAGTTTAACAAGCTTGAACTTACACCTGCTCAAGAAGAGATAATTAAATTTATTGACGACTATGATAGTTATACCTTAAAGTATGGTGATTCGCTTAAGTTAAATGCAATACATAGAACATTTAACAACCCTAAAACGGAAAAGTTTATTGAAGCTTTTGAAGCTGGGTTTAGACCATATACGATACATGAAAAAAACGGAATTAAGTTATTTATAAGTAAATTTAAAGAGCAACTACAAAATCAAGTATATAGAGGTCGAATAAAGGAGTATAGTGTGGTGTCTATAATGGCAAATTATGCTATAAGTGAAGTAGCGCGTTTTACTATTAATAAGTATAATGCTGATATCGGTATTGTTGTTAATATAGATACACAAACCGTATCCTTTAGAAAGAGTAAGACTTGCGACGCAGATGTGAGTATTCTCGCAAAGACGTTATGTAACGGTGGTGGTTCTGCATCTGCCGCCGGTGGTCATTTAACCAAAATGTTTGCAAACTTAACAAAAAACTTTATCGCATGATCAACTTTACATCACAATCACCCGCTAGTTCAATAGTTGAGTTAGAATCGGAACATTTACTATTATGTTTTTGTACATACTGTACACTTCTTAAAGGTAAGAAGCTTTCTTTGCAAAATATATTTGTACTAGTACTTAAAGAAGTAAGGTTGAGACGTATACTTATGAGCTTATTGTCTATAGATAATAACTATGAACTTGTTAAGGTGTTCTTGCAATTTGAACCGTCAATCGCGCAGTCAAAGTATATAACAAAATACCTTAACGCTAATAAGAGTATTGATCTTTAGAATATTACGTATATAATAATTATACGTATATGATTTCAAAGAAGGAAGAGCAAATATATAATAGTCATCTTTATACTTCACGTAAAGTTAATAATAAGCCGGTGCGGTTAAGAAGTAACTTCACGAAGTTAGCCGATAAGGATATTGTATGCTTGAAGAAACTATCAAGTTTCTTTTATAGGTATAATCATATTAATTTACAAGATTGGTTTACTGCACCATATAAGATATATAGTGGTAGTGAGCAATATTATGACTTACACTTTTTTACTACAAGAAAGGCTCTTAAGTGTTATACTATGTATATGAAGCAACTTGAGGTAGAGGATCCGGATAGTGATGATGCTATTAATAGAATGAAGGAGTGTCTCGCATTTATTTATAGGTATTGTATAGATAATAATATAACACTCGAGCAATATAACCAAAGCATGTCTGCTAACATACCTACAGTTATTGCACATCTTAAGGAGCATAAGATTAACTTTTACACGTTGCATTTACTAGAGGTAGACGCTATAATAAAAACAGTTGAGACAGCAATACTTAACTTCATAGTTGGTGATTTTTGGAATATATACTCACAGACTAGAGTTAAGTTTGTAAATTCTAACAAGTTAAAACAAAAAACAAGAAAAGTAAAAAAACAAATACAACTAAAATTAGTTGAAAACCAAAAAAAATAAATTATAATAATATCATGAGTTCGTTTAATATGTCAATGTTCGAGTCAATCAAGGGAGCCCTTGCTGACAGTAATAATAGTAATCAGTCAAACTATACCGAGATTCTACAATGTAGGCCCGGTAATACGTATACTGTACGTTTACTACCTTTTACCAAATCACCTAAAGATACTTTCTATCACTACTATAATATGGGTTGGTTGTCTTTTGCAACCGGTCAGTTTGTACAGGCTCTGAGTCCTCAAACATATGGTGAGCGGGATCCTATTGCAGAGGAACGTTTTCGTGCCTCACGTACCGGTAGTGAAGAAGAAAAAGAGAAAGCGCAGGCTATACGCCGTATGGAGAAGTGGCTAGTTAATGTATATGTTATTGACGATCCAACTAATCCAGATAATAACGGTAAGGTTAAGATGCTCCGTTATGGTAAGCAGCTACATAAGATTATTACTGAAGCCATCGAGGGTGAAGATGCAGAAGAGTTCGGCCCGCGGGTATTTGATCTTGGAGCCGAAGGTGTTAACTTTAAGATTAAAGTCGAGCAACAAGGTGATTATCCAACATATGTTTCATCTCGCTTTACAACAGCCGGTAAGATTGATCTTTCAGATGATCAACAAGAGAAGGCATATACAGGGGTGTTTGACCTAAGTCAAGTATTTCCACTTAAGTCATATGACGAGCTTAAGCAGATGCTGGATGAGCACTACTTTTGCAAGTCAGAAGATGCAGAAGAGATTACTATTCCTGAACCACCGGCAGCGGTTGCGAGTAAAGAGGTAGTAAGTGAACCAGCACCGGCGGCACCGACCGCAACTAGTGTTGATGATGACATTGATGAACTTCTAAAGGATCTCTAATAAATGAACCAGTCAGAAAAGGAAACACTGCTACAGTTTATGGGGCAAGTATATGGTGAAACAAAAAAGAATGATCAACTACTGGTTGGCCAGTCACAGCAACTACAGCCTAGAGCAGAACAGGTTAAACAACAGTTTACACAGGTGTTAAAGGCAAAAGCACAACCTAACGGTCCAGCACAGCCTTACACTCAACCTGCACCTTCACCGGAGGCTGGTACTCAACAGCCTGTTACTCAACAGCCTGTTACTCCACAGCCTGTTACTCCACAGCCTGTCACCCCAGAGCAAGCAGCTAGAGAGTTAGCGCAAGTAACAGTAACACCTGAACAAGCCACACAAGAGCTTGTTCAGGTCGTGCAAGAGCAAGCTGTTGACCCTAATCAAATGGAGTTTGACTTGAGTGAACCGACTCAGTTAGATAAAATTATTGAACTGTTAGAGAGTCAAAACAAATTATTAGTTGAAATTCGAGATAGTAGTATAAAATCAAAGTATAATGCAAAGAGAGCTAAGAATAAAAAACCGCAATGAATTTCTAAGATACTTAGATTCTGTTTCAAAGATAAACGATAGTGCTATTTTTGAAATAACGCCTTCCGGTATTAGCTGTCTCGTTTCTTCAATCGATAATACTCTTATACAACTATCTGAATATAAGAGTGACTTCGACTTTACTAGTGTGCTTAATATTCCTGACATTAAGAAATTTCAACGTGTTATTGATACTCTTAATAGTGATGAGTTTACGCTTACATTAGATACTAACTGCCTAGAATATAAAGGTAAAGATATAAAGTTCAAGTATCACTTATTCGAAGAAGGTTTCTTAAGTAAGCCTAGCCTTAACGTAGAAAAAATTAAGAATTTTGATTATGATGTAAGCTTTGAGTTTACTAGAGACGTGTTACAGTCGCTTCTTAAGGGAAGTACATTTGCTTCAGAAACAAACAAGGTATATCTTTATACAGAAGGTAGTAGTGTAAAGGCTGATTTAACTGATAGGGCTAGGCATAATACAGATAATTACTCTATTACAATTTGTGATAGTGATTTTGAACTTAAACCTACACCAATAAACTTCGATAATATACGGTTGCTGTCAAATATTGATAATAAATATACATGCAATATTAATACGGAATACGGTGTAGTTGTTATTGATAATAACACAGACGCTATTAAATTAAAGTATATAATTTCTTCCTTAACTCAATGATAAACAGGCATACAAAAAACAAACTCAAGACCGCAGGATATTTCATTAAAAGATTACGTGATAGTAACTTTGAAACATTAAGGGTCTTTAGTAATTATAGCGAGGCTGACCCACGTAAGTGGACGATTCTTGTAGACCCAACCAGGTCATCAGTGTTTATTACATGTTTTGAGAACCGACCGTTTAAGGGTGAATATCTATTTACCTTCGATGATGGTAATCAGGTGTTTAGGCAGGGGTATATTCTAAAGACGGACTCAATCGAGGTTGTAGTAAGAAAGCTAGTTGAAGGTGGTGTTGGACCACGAGGTGGTATCGGTCCACTTAATGAACTAAATAATAAGGATGAGTGAACAGGAAGATACTGATGAAAGCTTACGTGCGTTAATAGAAGAGGCATTAAAGATCGATATAAAAACAAAGCGTGAATATAAAGATCATCGTGAACTTGCGGACTCCTTAGGTCCTATTATATCAGAGTTTTTAGATAGCTTTATTGTTTTAGGGTATGACTTTAACGGTCAACCACTCAGTTTTCAAGTATCTACTAAAACGCAACAAAAGGATGCTCTAGATACATTAGTATTAAAGTACTTTTATCAACGTACAGGTTTTAAAGATGCAGAAGGTAGCAATGAATTGTAAGATAAGTGAAATATATAGCGTAGAGGCGGGTGATTATGTAGGTCAGATGCTCGTTGTTGTATCTGTATCTACAGATACTGTAGGTTGCTTGACGCTTCCACACATGAAAAATCTAGATATACCACGAGAATCCTTCGATAACGGAAGGAACACTGATATAATTAAATTTGTAGAGAAGTTACCTAAGCATGTCTTCAAGATATCAAAGGCACAATATATACACAATGAAAACACTGATAATAGATTCGAACAATCTCATTCACCGAACATGGTGGACTGCTAAGAATCAAGCAAAGCGTAGTGAGGATATAAATCTCTCAAACCTACATATTTATTTTACATTAAATGCTATTTATTCTTATGTAAACAAATATAAGCCGGATAAGACCATTGCTGTTTGGGATGAAAAGCTCGATTATCAGGTTAATAAGCGTAAAACAGAATTTGCTGACTATAAAGGTAACAGATCAAGCGATAGTACACCACATGAAAATAACGAGCATATTAAGATGATGCTCGCTTGCTTGGGTATACCATCTATTTTTCCAAGAGAGTTAGAGGCTGATGATATAGTTGCTTATATATGTAAAAATAATGAAGGTAAAAAGGTAATAGTATCTGTTGATCAAGACTTCTTACAACTAGTTAATGATGAGACTATATTATTTGACCCTATACGTAAGAAAGAGTTTATAATTGGTAAATTTGAAGAGATGACTGGGACAGCATTCAATGACTGGATGACTGTTAAGTGTTTAAGAGGTGATAAGTCTGATAATGTTCCTGGTATTCCAGGCTTTGGAAAAGTAAAGGTTAAGAAGTTCCTTGATGGTGAGATAGATCTAACTGAAGAACAGCAACAAACTTACGATACAAATTTTTCTTTATTTTCATTAGATAAAATCGATAGTATGGAAGCAGAAAAGAGCTATTATCAAAAGCAGTTAGATATGCCTATAAATCAAGACTGGCGAATGTTTGTAGATGAGTGTAAGCAGCGAGACTTTCAAAGAATTCTTAATAAGCAAGAGACATGGCATACCTTGTTTTTTCTAGGTAATAAGCTACAATCTATATTAGGATGAAGCTACCTGAGGACTATGTTATTGTTAAGTTTTATGAATTAGGTTATAGACCTATATATAATAAGTTTAATAATGTATATCAGTGTGCATGTCCAGTCTGTAGGGAGGGTAAGTCGCTCAATAAGAAACGTAGATGTTACTATGTACCTAAAAACGATAACATCTTTTGTCATAACTGTGGATGGTCAAGTAAGCCTATAAAGTGGATTAAGGAAGTATCCGGCGCTACTGATAGTGAGATTATTGAGGAGTTACGCGACTATACACCTGATATAGACGCGATTATAAAGGAAGATGTAAAGCCGGTTAATACGGAGACGTTACCAAAAGATTGTATTAATTTATCTGACGAGTCGCAGACCCTGTTTTATAAAAATAATGATACACTGAGAGCGACTCTAGGCTTAATTAGATCACGACGGCTTAATACAGCTGTTAACAGACCAGATAACTTATATCTTTCATTAACAGACTTTGTACATAAAAACAGATTAGTTATACCTTTTGTGAATGAGAATCATGAAATAGAATTTTATCAGAGTAGAACTGTGTTATCCCGTGATAATAAAACTAAGCCTAAATACTTAGGTAAGGTAAACTCTGAAAAAACATTATTTAATATCGATAAGGTTACAGGTGATTACGATACTGTTTATATATTTGAAGGTCCAGTTAACGCATTCTTTACAAAAAACTCGGTGGCGGTAGCCGGTATCACCGAAAGAGGTCGTTCCTTTACTAATAGACAACAACAACAGTTAGATAGCACGCTGAGGTTCTATGATACTGTGTGGATCCTTGACTCTCAGTGGGTTGATAAAGCTTCCCTTATAAAGTCAGAGGCATTACTTCAACAAGGAGAGCGTGTGTTTATATGGCCGGAGAAGTTCGGTAAAAGGTTTAAGGATTTTAATGATATTGCCATAGCATGCAAGGTAGATGAAATCAGTCATGATTTTATCAAAAAAAATACCTTCAAATCACTTGAAGGTATTGTAAGGTTATCTAAAATTAAGCAATATCAGTCAGTTAAACACCTCTAAACTGCGGGTTGTCAGTCTGTGCAAGATAACCTCTAAAGGACTCAGTAAGAGAAGCTAGCTCTGTTGCAACGCGTGTAATTTTACGTTGCTCAGATTGTTTCATACGATCGAAAATAGTATCTGCTTCTGCACTTGCAAGTACACTCTGGATTGATGCCTCTTGACCGTTAAGTTTATGGAGGAATGCATCCATCTCACTAACCCATCCTTCAAGCTCTTGTTGCATCTGTGCTGCAAGATCACTAGTAGCTTGAGCAGCCCGCATGGCAGCATCATCAGCTTCAGCAGGATCAGGCATTTGAGCATCAAACTCAGACGCCTCAGTTCCATCATCTAGAGATGCTTCCATTGCATCACGATCAGCTTCCAGCTCATCCAACTCATCTGCTTCTGTAAGTACCTTAAAAAATCTATTTTCAAACTTTGTCATAATATTATTTATGCCGAGAATAAATAATTTATAGTATGAATACTGAAAATTCTCCATATGTTACAAAACCAAATGATAATAATATTAGACATAACCTAGATACACGTAGGCAGTTAGACAAATATAAGGGAGAAGAAGAGTCACATAAGGCATCAAAGATACTACCTCATGAAATGGAAAATATAAGTAAGTTTCTTGGTGATACATTTACCTCTTTAACTCAAATACGCAATATTTTAACTGCAGCCGGTAAGAATAAAGAGATAAGTTTGCACGTTCTAGATAGTATTCAGGAAAAGATTGACACTATTAACAAGATAGTGCTTGAAATTCCGGAAGAATTGGATAAAATAGGTATATGATCATACTTAAATCGTTGGTACTTACGATAATACTATCCACCCTGCTTGCATTAGGCTTAAGAAATATTTTAGGCTTCTGGGAGGGCTTCTGTTTAGCCTTTGCTCTACAGACTATTATATCATTTGTCTTCTCTTCTTTAAAAATAACAAAAGAACAAGATATCGCTGATGAATATCAAGCAGAAATTGATGAACTAATCAATATGTGTACAACTACAGTAGAGTGTCCCTGTGGCAAACGTCAGCTCGAAGGGGTAGTTTTTGTTGGTATTGATAATACGTTTGATTGTGAAGATTGCGGTAACACATTTAAAGCTGACATAAGCGTTACACCTACCTTATTAACGGAGCCAACTGATGTAGCTACAACATTTGACGACCTTCTCCAAAAACAAAAGGAACTTTGATATAATAATGTTATAATATGAAAACATTTGAGTTTAACTTAAAAGACGGAACTAAGAAGGTAATGGAATTAGATGAGTTTGTTCGCTGGGCATGCCTTCTAGAAGGTATAGAGAAAGTTTCAGAAAAGCTCGAAGAGGCAGGTGTTCCACAAAGTGATGGGTCATGGGTTAAGCCATTAGCATTTGAAAAGTACATTAAAGAAAGATTCCCTGCGATGCAACACGATATTAAGTGTGAAGTTGCTCTCGGTAACCTTTAACTAACTATAGGTCTCATAAAGAAGACGTGCGAGAGAGCCATCGTTGCAGCCATGTAGTATAACTGCATTGTCGAAATCGACTGGTGCATCAAACTCCCACTGACCTGGAAAGCCGTTTGTATCATCACCTATCATAATGTACCTCGTAGGGTCCATAGGGTCCATCTCTACTCTATAATTTTGTGTTCTAAAGCAGAATTGTATTAGTTTAGTCTCATGTGATAGAGGTACAAACTCCCACTGACATAAGACATCCCAAGCAGTGTTAATTTCTGCAACATGCTCCCATATTTTTGAATATACATCAATTTTAGGTGGGTATACAGCAGCTCCAACTAGATGTTTACATAGTTTTACTAGTTTACCATGTCCAGATACTGTAGTCGTATCACCAAAGTTACCCATAAACGGTTTCTTACACTTTCTATAACCCGCGTCTAATTTATTTGCCCAATTTTTACAAAGTGGTGTCATATCTAACTCGAGCCATAGCCACGGTAACTTATTATCTTGCTCTAAAAGGTAGTCTGCCGTCCACCTCCAGTAAAAATTTGGACCTACAGGCCACCCTGCGGGTCCGTCACCGGCAAATGCATGGAAATTCTGTTTTTTCCAATCTATATCCTTAGTAATACCATCATATACTCTCATACCATAGTCCTTATCAGACGGCCGGCATACAACAAGCAGCTCATGCTGATCATAAGGACCAAATAAATTAAAGATCTTAATAAAATCTTCAATTAGATTATCGTCAGTATTTGAGACAGGTACTACGAGTAACATACAAGTAATTATCTACTTAATTTATAAGTGCTACGTATCAGGGTTAATCACAACCTGATTAAAGCCAAATGGATCAGTAATTAAGTTATTATTCTCACCATATGTCTTATCTATTTCATAACACAGCGGTGGGTATACGCAATAAGGGTTTGGATAATTAGGATAATTAGGATAATTAGGATAATTAGGGTAACATGGGTAGTTAGGATCAATCGAATATGGAACACATGGTGGCTTATCCGGTGGGAATACTCTTTCACATCTACATGTATTACAGTTAAAGGAATAACCTTCTGGACATTCAATATTCGGATGATCTGGGTTACCGGAGCAGTTGAAGTAAGGGCATGGATCTACTGGAGGTGGGTCAACCGGACGATCTGGTGGGATTACACTAGTAGTTAAAATGTTATTATCAACCCATACTGCTGGCCAAGCCCTGTTATTGTATTTACTTTGTAGATTAATAATAGAAAATAGAGTGTCATCATGTATACTAATGCTATTAATCAGAAATTCTTGTATATTGTCATAATAGGACTCCATCACTAGCGCTATCGGCTGTACAATCTTTGTATACTTACCATCTGCAAAATTTATAAGTATTTGCGCGGATAACTCCCTAATATGAGTTGTTGTAGGTTCATATCTATGTTCATATGTACCTAATATACTACCACCTATCCTACCATCCTGAACTTCTGGTAAAATCGATTTTTCTCTATAGTTATAAACTACATCTCGTCTATAAACCTCACGCTCTGAACCATCGCCCCAGTCAATTGTAATATTCAAAGCTAAAGCATCCCGCTCGGATATACCACCTACGTCTATACCAACTATATATTCACCCTTATAGACAAACTGACTTTCATAAACCGTTTCATTCTCTAAAGGCCTTAATAGGCTAGTTTTAACTACATTACTCATACTATATACATAAAAGGTTATTACTTACATCACGCTTTATATTAAACGAACCACCAGATGTTACATTAACATCAGCAAAGGATGTCTCTGTACTAAAGGCAGTCGTTCTAAGTGTAAGATGATCTGGATTAAACCTAACTACCCTTGCAAGTGTAAGCGTACCATCTCTCCATTCAAACGTACAATCGTGAATATGACTAAAATTATTTTGATCTAATAATATATAAGAAATCTTTAATTTATTATGTAAACTATTATACGATAACTTAACGGTCTTAATTTTTTCTGGAGCAAAATTAGCAACAGCTCCTTCATAGCTTGTTTTAAACGTCTCGAGACAACCTTCATCTATATTTGTAGGGTATACTTTAACAGTACTGTTTGATGTAATATCATATTGGTAAATCTCAGGGTAAACGTACCAGAAGTTCTTTGGTAATATCTTATCTGTTATAAGGTCACGATCTAAAACGTTGAATACTGCAAAGAATACAGCACCTTCACTGTTACATGACTTAATATCCGTAACATAGAGTGTATTAGATATAGTTGTAAGTGTATTCTCTGTATCTATCTCAAATACAGTGTTTGCGGTACTAGGCTTAGTGAATTTACCCTCATTATTATACTTTATCTTATCAATAACTAACCTAGATGGTGTTTCAATAAATATTGAATCATTTACTATATTGAAATCTACAATATTATTTCTTAAATCATTTATTACTTCACTATTATACTTAAAGAAGGTATTACCTAACGCATCAACAAGTGGTTGTGATAGTGCCGTACCTTGATTCTTAACATATACGTCACCTGACTGTATTATACGGTCAACGTTAACCTCACCACTTGAATCCGTGTTAATATTTGAAATAACAGTTTTATTTTTATCGTTAGTTATACCTATATACTTATAACCGTCTGTTTCATAACTAAACGGCTTATCTACGAGATTAACATCAGTAAACCTACCACAATTATATTTTTGCGAGCCTGCAATATCTCTCGCGTCAAGCCACCTATCTAAACTATCAGCCAATATATCATAATAGTAATTAAACGCACCTGGATAAGTTACATCTGTTGTTTTAAGGGGGTCTGGTAGCAAAGTACCATCTTGTTTTGTAAACTCTCCACCATCTCTCCAAATACCTATCTTATTCGTAGTAAAGTCACTTTGCGTTTCAAAGTTATTTTCAATATCACCTATATTACACACTCGTATACCACCAAGTTCTTGATAAGGTGTGAATTCCCTTAGATTTATATATAGCGGCTCTGCCTCTTGCTTAAACCCACCTAAATTAGCGCGAATACCGGACCTTTTTGTGTTAAAATCACATGCCGCTGTAGAATAGTTAAAATTATAACCCTCATCAAACGTATCATCAAAAAACTCATGACCGTTAAGCTGTAAACTTAATATGAAGCTTTTTGAAACTGTATCTCTTTGCTGCAGACCCTCAGGCTTGAACAAAGCATATTCGTTACCGAAACTATCATACGCCATCTTACGTATCATACCCTTATTATACAAATCGGTAAAGTTAAGCTTATAACTCATCCGATTTAAATTCAAGAACTCTTGTGTTTCTCTTTGCTTAGTGGTATAAGGCTCAAATGTGAGCGATTTATTCGTAATTTTAGGGTCGCCTGTAGCTATACCACTACTTATATTACGTATATTATCATTAAAGTCAAAAGTATACACATAAGGATAAGAGCTTAGTGTATTCACCCCTACATTACCGTAAATATTAGGATCCGGGAAGATATATACTTTATTATCCTCTAGATTAGCTGTATCAATCTCAAAACCGCACTTACCTGAGTTAAGTTTAAATAAACCAATGTCATCCGGTTTGAAATTTAATCCAGTATCTCTTAAAAGCTGCTGTTCACCGCTTTGTACCGCAGCAATATCTGCAGACTGCAGATTTAGAAGGTTACTTGTGGGGTTTTCTGCTTCAAACAGTACACCGGTAACTGTTCCAAACAAAGCGGATGTATTTAAAAAGTAAAAATCACATGAAGCATACTTCGATATAAGCTGTCTCTTAAGATCATATACCTCTGCTAACGTTAAACCACCTACAGTAAAGACTTCATTGAGCTCTTTTACTAAACTTTGATCAGGATTACACAGAGCCGTTATATCAGCCTCACTAAACGCTGGTGGATTAATTTTAAAGTCATCAATCGATGATAAAAACGATGACTCTCGTAATATTTCTATTGCTTCTGGGTCTGTATAATATTCATTCTTTATATCAACTACATTATTCTGATATAAATCACTACGTAAAGAAGATAACACATCTATAACTGTAGAATCCTTTGTTTCTTCACGTGTAATATCAAAATAATCACCATATACATCGACGTATTCCGCTATACTGACACCGAAATCATTTACAACGTTAGATATGCTAGTATCTTCTGCCGTCTTTATAAAGTCCTGAGTATTTACTACGTAGTTATATATACTATCAAATATAGCACGCTCTAAACCATATCTACTACCCTTAACTTTATTTTCGTTAATAATATACTTACCACTCTCACGCTTATTCTTATAAAACGTTGCGATTTCTGTTAGACGGTTAGCATAAAAAGGTATTATAATATCTAAGTCAGTAACACTATTAAAATCCGCTTTCTGTAAAAATTCTTTTTCGGTCTGCGTAGTATAATTTAATATTACCTGCTCTATAAACTCCTTATAAAAAGTTATATAGAGTTCTTTTTGCTCTTCTACAGTCGCGTCCTGCCGACCATACCATTCTTTAAGGTAGCTTGAATATAATGGGCTATATAACTCCGGGGCGTACTCACTTCTCAGATATTTAATGAAATCAAAGAAAGAGTAAGGCGCTGTAATATCTATCGCTGTAGTGCGATCATATTCAGCGGTGTTAACTATTGAGAATTCGAGCTCGCCTGAGTTAAATAAAACCATCTCCTTATTTATTTAATTGAAAAGCGCAAAACAACAATAGAAAGAATAATAAGTTTATATAATCTGCGGGAGTGTGCATGATCCTACTAACGCATCTATAATAACCTTACTAGTATCACTACTAGAAGAGACTGTCGCGTAAACCCCGCCTGTTTCTTCTGATATCCACTTCCAAATAGTTTTTGGATCATTAATATCTATTTTATCATAGTTAGGTAGTTCTTTAAGTTTATCTGAGGATAGGTTTTCTTTATATTTGTTTATATCATTATCCGGATCAACGATTGTTATTACCTTTATACCCTTATCTTTAGCTATATTACGTAAGGTTTTAAGCTTATCTACATTTTCATCCCTAAAAAATGCATCTACACCTAAGAAGGTATCTGTAAGAAATATAATATACTTAGATACATCACCACGCCACTCACCTACAGCACCAGATAAAGCTTGTATAATTACTTCATCACCAGGTATACCGATTCTACCATAGTTAGGCTTTACACCGGTGGTGTTTAGGAAACTTAACTGCGCCTTAAAGCTCGTTCTAGACTGATCGTTTAGTTTTATACTAAAGGGCTCCCAAATAGTATGCAGGTAAAACTCACCATAACCGGTCGCATATTTAAGTTTTTGCTCAGCAGGAAGCGCAATATACGGTGCGCCACTAAACGGGTTGTTATAATTTTTCGAGTATAGCTCTGTCGTAGTTACTAGAGATAACTTATAGTTATCCTGACCATCTGGTTGCTGTGCTTCGATAGCATCGATTATTTCTGTAATATCATCTTTAACATTATTAATAATATTACTCATACTACCAGTAAAGTCCGTTATAAAACAAACATCCATTCCAGCATTACAACCTAAAACTTGATAGTCTATAGAATTACTTAAAAAGGTACCGGTTGCACCGTCAGCTGTTTCACTGCTAACAGCAACTGAACATGTACGTGCACCAATAAACAAATCATCTCCTAGCACAGCGCTAGCATCTCCGCTTACCATAGCTGTATAAGTTAGCGGATTTGCAGTACGTTCACCCGGCTCGAGCTGAAAGTCAACAAGAATATTATGCTTAAATGAATCTATTGGATAGCCGCAAAAATCATTAACTAAAACAGCTCCTGACATCGGTATATTACCGGTATTTGTTACATTTACACTAAATACTATATCGTCTTCAAACGCATAGTAACCGCCCTGCTTTTTATTAACGATACTAAACTCAACGTCAAGTGATGATAACTCTAATATAGTAGATACCGTTACATCATTACTGTAAAACTCACCTT